GCAGCCGCCGGTCGAACTGGTGCGATTGGGGCGAGCAGGCCGGGCGGTTCGAGTCTGATCTTGACAAACTCAGGCCGACGGGCGCAGCGTGCGGGCGTCGGCCGAGCCCTGGCTTTCGCTAGGAACCCGACAGACCGGGCGGAAAGACGCTCACGCAGGCCCCGCGGCAAGGGGGAAGTGCACTACCCGCAAGGGCAAGCGGCCGCGGCATATCGGACCCGATGAGGGTTACGACCCGCGTTCGCCGGCAAGAGCGGCATATAGGCGCGAAACGTACCAACCCGCTGTGGATCCGATCCACAGGTAACGTTTCGGAGGCCCTATATGTCAGTCGGCTTACCAGCAATCGCCATCATCGAATTCGACGCCATGGTCAAGGCTGCCTATCAGGGCAGCGGCAAGCTGCGCTCGCGCGTGCGCGTCAAGACCGGAGTCGTCGGCAGCTCGTGTCGGTTCCGACGCTACAACAAGGGCATGGCTACGCCGCGCATCACGCAGACCGACGTCACGCCCATGAACACGACCTACGGCGAGGCAACCGCCACCATGCAGGATTGGGTCGCGCCGGAGTATACGGATATTTTCGATCAGGCCGCGACGAACATCGAGGAACGGCCCGTTGTCGCGACCAACATCGCCGGCGCGATCGGGCGGCGCGAGGACCAGATGATTATCGACGTGCTCGAGGCGAATGCCGGCTCGCCCGACGTCGACACTGCGGTCGGCGGCGCCGCCAGCGGGCTCAACATGGCGAAGATCCGGCGCGCGAAAAAGATCCTCGACGACCGCGCCGTTCCCACCACCGACCGCACCTTCGTGCATTCCGCCGCCGGCCTCGAGGCGCTGCTCGGCATCACCGAAGTCACCTCGAGCGACTACAACAGCATCAAGGCGCTGGTACAGGGCGAAATCAACACCTGGGTCGGCTTCCTCTGGGTCATGATCGAGACGCGGACCGAGGGCGGGCTCGCCTATGCCGCCACCCTGCGCAGCAACTTCGCGTTCCACAAGGACGCCGTGGGCTTGGCCATCGGCATCGATTTTCGGACCGAAGTCAACTACGTCCCGGAAAAGACCAGCTGGCTCGCCAACGGCTTGTTCAAGGCCGGGGCGACGGTCATCGATCCCCTGGGCGTGGTCGAGGTGCAGACCACCGAGACGTAACGCGCGACGTGCAAGGACGTTCGCGAACGATCGAGCTATCTGGCACAAGGAGTCTCATGCAATGGCGTTCAATCGCGCAAACTTCGCCCCCATGGGCAACGAGTCGAAAGGGCTGCCGACCGTGGCGACCGGCCTGCCGTCGCCCGGCGGACCGCGCATGTGGTGCTATGCGACGCAGGACGCGATCGCCACCGTGGCCGCCGCCGATTATTTCGTATCGATCCGCGACCTGCTGCAGATCGGCGACTTGATTTACGTCGCGGTCTATTCCGCCGGCGCGCTGTCGACCGCAAGCCTTGTCGTGGTCAAGGACAAGACCGCGACCTCCGTCGACACCACCGACGCGACGGCGCTCACCGTCACCGACGCCGGTTAAGCCATCCTGCCAGCCTGGCGGGCACCGTCTGGGGCGGTGCCCGCCGCCCTTTGACGGGAGGGTGTCTTGAGCGATATCGCCGTTTCGATCTGCAGCAACGCGCTCCTGATGCTCGGCGCCGGCTCGATCACGTCCTTCACCGAGGGCACCGAGAAAGCCATGGTCGCCGGCGAGCTTTACCCGGGAGTCCTCGAAACGCTGATCGCCAGCTATCCCTGGCGCTTCAGCATGAAGAAGATGCAGCTCGCGCGGGAAACCGCGGTCCCGGTCAACGAGTATCAGCACCAGTTCACCCTGCCGTCCGACAGCCTGATCCTGCGCGCCTGCTACACGTCGGGCACGCCGGGCGCGGTGCCGTTCCGCGAATACGAGGTGTTCGGCAACGTGATCGCCTGCAACGCGCTCGAGCTGTGGGCCGAGTACCAGTTCCGCCCCGACGAGGCGCGCTTCCCCGCCTATTTCAAGCAGGCCCTGCAGGTGTCGCTGGCCGCGGTCATGGCCAAGCCGATCACCGAGGAAACCGAGATTGCCGAGTTGTGGGCGAGCGTCGCCGAAAGCATCACCGCCAATGCCCGCCGCATCGACGCCCGCCAGCAGCCGCCGCAGCGGATCCGGCAGTTTCCGCTGGTCGACGCCCGCTTTCGTTTGAGCGGCTAGCCCGTGGCCACGCGCCAGATCCAGACCAATTTCACCGCCGGCGAGCTCGACCCGCGGCTGGTGGCGCAGACCCGGCTCAAAGCCTACTACAACGGCGCCGAGCTCATGCGGAACGTGCTGGTGATTCCGCAGGGCGGCTTCAAGCGCCGCCCCGGCCTGCAGCTCACCTTCGCCTTGGGCGCCGGCGCCGATTTCCTGCCGATCCCGTTTTCGTTCAACACCGAGCAGCTTTACCTGCTCGTCCTCCGCAATGCCGCATTCGATATCATTCTGGTCGATCCCGTGGGCTTCAACGACGCCTGGGCGGCATCGGGCGTGCAGCCCTATACCGAAGCGGAACTGCCGCTGATCAATTGGGCGCAATCCGCCGACACGCTGTTGACCGTGCATCCCGACCGCGAGCCGCAGCGCTTCATCCGCATAAGCCATGTCTCGTGGAGCGTGGCCGCGATCCCGTTCACCAATATTCCGACCTATGATTTCGGCAGCGGGCCCGAGCCGGTCATGTCGGCGACGCGCGGCTGGCCGCGCGCCATCACCTTCTTTCAGCAGCGCCTGTTCCTCGCCGGCCTGCGCTCGCGCCCGCAGACCATCCTGGCATCCAAGGTTGCCGATTTCCTCAATCTCGACACCGGCACCGGCGCCGACGCCGACGCGATCAACGTCACGCTCGATACCGACCAGATCAATCCGATCGTCAACCTGCACGCCGGCAAGACCTTGCAGATTTTCACCACCGGATCCGAGTTCATCCTCGATCCGGGCGAGGCGCCGGTGACGCCGAAAAACATTGCGGTGCGCGAGCAGACGCGTCGCGGCTCAAAGCCGGGCGTGCGGCCGGGCGAGCTGGACGGGGCGAGCTACTACATCCAGCGCGGCGGCAAGGCGTTGCGCCAGTTCCTGTTCGCCGACCTCGAGCAGGCCTACAAGGCGACGAATATCAGCGTCGTGGCGCCGCATCTGATCCAGGACCCGCGCAGCCTGGCGGTCCGCAAGTCCAACGCGCTCGACGACGCCGACTATATTTTCATGGCCAATGCCGACGGCAGCGCGACCGCGTTCACGTCGCTGCGCGACGAGGAAGTCAAGGCCTTCACCCTGCTCAACACGCCGGGCGAGTTCCGCCGCGTGGCCACGGTCGAGGGCGTCACCTACTGGATCACCCGGCGGATCATCGGCGGCGCGACGAAGCATTTCGTCGAGCGGTTCCGCGAGGACGGCTTGACCGACTCGGCGGTGTTCGTCACCCGCCCGGCGGCGACGAGTAGCGTGGCGCTCGCCGGGCAGACCGTGTTCGCCTGGTCGGCGGGCGTCAGCGTCAGCGCGGTTCACGTCCGCCGCAATGGCGCCAGCCTGCTTGCCAGCGAATACAGCGTCGCCGGCCTGCCGGGCGCGAGCGGCTCGATCACGCTGAACACGCCGGCTCTGGCCGGCGACGTCATCAGGATCACCTATCCGCTGTCGAGCCTCGCCGGACTTGGCCATCTGAACGGCGAGCAGGTTGTGGCGATCGTCGACGGCGCCGTGCAGCAGCCGCAGACCGTGACCGCCGGCGCGATCCCGCTGGCGCCGCCGGCCGAGACGCAGGCCGAGGCCGGCCTGTTCTATACCTGGCTGGTGCGGACCATGCCGGTCGAGATCCAGTTGCGCGACGGCTCGACCATGGTCGGACGCAAGGCGCGCATCGTGCGCGCCACCGTGCGGCTGGACCGCACCAAGGGCATCAAGGTCAATGGGCAGATCGTCCCGTTCCGGCAATTCGCCGACGCGCCGCTTTCGCCGCTCGACGCGCCGATCGCGCCCAGGACCGGCGACTTCCGCATATCCGGCCTGCAGGGCTGGTCCGACCGGGTGCAGCTCACCTTGAACAACGACGCGCCCCTGCCGGCGACCGTGCTCGGCATCGCCTACACTGTGCAGGCCTGAGCCATGGGCGCGATGCTCGGGCTCGGCATGTTGGGCGGCATGGCCGGCGGCGGCGGCGCCTCGTCGGGCGGCCTGCTGTCGACCCTGGGCGCGTTCACGTCGGCCGGCCTGCGCGTGGCACAGGGCCAGGCCGAGGCCGAGTCCTATCTCGACCGGGCGGTCATCTCGGGGCGCCGCGCCGACCAGTATGCCATGCGCGCCGAGGACGCCATGCGCGTCGCCGAGAGCCGGGCCGACGCCATGCGGCGGCGGGCCGGCGCCGGCGACGAGCAGGCCGAGCTGGCGGGGCTCGAGGCGCGCGGCGCGGCGCTCGCCGGCAAGGCATCGGCCAACACGCTGCGCGAGAATCTGCGCCGCACGCTGTCGACGCAGCGCGCCATCTTCGGCGCCAGCGGCGTGCGCGCCGACGAGGGCACGCCCGAGGTGATCGCCGCAAGCAGTCGGGCCGAGGCCGAGTACGACGTCGGCATGATCGAGCGCAATGCCGCCATGGCGAGCGCGGCGAAACGCATTTCCGGCGCCAATCGCCTATCCCTGCTGGCGGACGCCGACATGGCGCGGCTCGAGGGCCAGGCGTATCGGCGCCAGGCGGGCAAGGCGCGCAGCTTCGGCTTCATGCAGGGCGGCTTAAGCCTGCTCGATTTCGCGCAGAGGAAAGCCTACATTGGCTAGCGTTCCCACTTATAACCGCTCGATCCTGCCGCAGGCCGATATCGGCGCCCGGCCGCGCACCGTGTTCGAGGACAGCCCGGGCGTGGCCACGGTGTCGCGCCAGGAGCTCGGCACCGTGGTTTCCGACGGCGGGCGGCGCGAGGGCGCGCTCGCCGACCGCATCGACAAG